GATATTAAATTATGCAGGTGAATTTAGTAGAATAAAAAATGTTTATAAAAAAGCAGGTTTAAAAGAAGGTGATGAAGTTATTGACTACTTAGGTAGAACAAAAAGATTAAATGATGATTTTATAAAAAAAGAAGCTGCGGCTATTGTAAAAAATACAGTTCCTAATTATGAATACGTTGGACAATATGTAAAACTAGCAAGAAGATTACCTTTTGGTAATTTTATGTCATTTCCTTCTGAAATGATTAGAACATCTTCTAACGTTGCAGCACAAGCTGTTAAAGAAATGAAACATTCTAAACCAACTAGAGGCAGCAATATTTTACCTGTGGTATATGAAATTGGAAAAGGTTTTGTTAAAAATGATAATCCTTTTTATTCAGTGGGTTTTAAAAGAGCTGCAGGTATGGCAACGACTTTAACTGTTTTCCCAACAGCAGCTGTTGAAGGTGCAAAAGCATTATACAATGTATCTGAGGAAGAGATACAAGCCATGAGACAATTTGTTCCTGAATGGTCAAAAAATTCTACTTTACTACCAACTAGAGATGAAGATACAGGTGAATTATATTATACTGATATTAGTCACTCTTTGGCTTACGATGTTATTGCAAGACCATTTAGAACTTTAGTATTAAATGTACAGGAAGGACAAATGGATGGAGATACTTTGCTTTCTAGTTTTGCAAGAGGAATGGATGATGCAGCAGCAGAAATAGCAAGCCCATTTATTGACGAATCTATTTGGACAGAGGCATCAGCAGATATAACATTTAGAGGAGGAAGAACTAAGGAAGGAAGACAATTATATACAGATCAAACTTCTTTTGGTGATAAACAACAAATTAGATTTAGACATTTAATTGATGCTTTAGCTCCTTCTTATAAACAATTTTTAAGACTAGGCCAAGCAGGTTTAGAGCTGCCTACTAAAACTGGAGAAATTTTAGAACTAGATAATGAGATTCCTGGGTTAATTGGATTTAGACCTATTAAAGTTGATCCATTAAAATCAATGGGTTTTAAAATCGCTGAATATCAAACAGGAATTAGAAATGCTCGAAGAGAATTTACAGGTGGATTTTTTGGATTATTAAAAGGTGGTCCTGTTGATAGTAGAGATATTATTGAAAGATATATTGCATCTAATAAAGCTAGATTTAATGTTCAAAAAGAAATGTTTAAAAATGTAAGAGCAGCTGGAGTATTAGGTGTGGAAGGGACAGATTTAAGAAGAGAATTTAGGGATAGACAAATTAGTTCACGTTCTTTTATTAAATTAAGAAATGGAATATTTGATCCTTATTTCCCTTCAACAGATATTTTAACTAAATTTAGAGAAATTGGAGAAAATTTAGGTACAACAAGTCCATTCCTTGAAGCAGCATCTGACGTGCGTGATTTAAGATCCGCATTTAGAGAATTTGAATTAGGAACAAAACCTTCATTTGCTATAGGAGGATTAGCTAAAAATAATATAAGTGAAACAGTTTCTATCTTAAGACAAATAAGAGAAGATATAGCTGATTTAGATTTAACTGGAGATTTTGAAATCAATATAACAGATTATATTCCTATTCAAGAAAATGTAAATATAGCTACAGGACAACCTGTAATGCCTCAAACACCAATGCCTAGTCCAGAAGTAGTACAAAATCCAATGCAACAGGCTCCAGGAAATGTAATGGCTACGGGATTGACACCAACTGAAAATGCCTTATTATCTGAAGAAGAAAAAATGATAAGATTAAGACAGAGAGGATTAGCTTAATGGCTACTTTATATGATTTAGCGATGCAATATTTAAAGCAAGGTTTACCTGATATATCGGGTATTTATCCTGCAACTACAACACCACCACCTGCAACAACTGATCCAGTTGATGGTGGAGATGTACAACCATTATTCCCTGTAGCGTCACAACCAAGTGGTGGTGATGGTTTCAACCCATATAATATAAGACCTGGAGATTCTAGTATAAGAACTTCTGATCAATATAGTCCATATGCTTATAATAGAGCTATGAGAGACACTAATACATTTAGTGGAGAAACTGTAATGCCTAATCCAGATTTATATTATGCTCCTCCAACAGGTATAGAACAATTAATGAGTAAAATTCCAACACCTTTTGGATTTGTAAAAAAAGGTCTTGATGCTATAGCAGACAAACTTCCACCAAATAGAACAGCAATATTTCAAAATGAATTATTAGGTCAAGGTATTAAGTTAGATAATATTGGTAGAATAGTTACTGATAATTATAGAACACCAGAAGGAATTATGGCAGGATATAATCCTGTATCAGGTGGTTTATTAAATATGATAACTAAAGGTGCATATGGTGAACCAACTACTTATGGGTTAGAAAAATCTGTTGCAGAAAGACAGTCAAATATTAGAGATACTTTACAAGATAAATATCGTTTATCAAATAAACAAATAGAAGATGTACTTGCTGAAATAGAAGAAACTGGAACATATACAGGTCCTCTTGGGTTTAATGAAACAATGGGTAAAACTACCAATCTATTTGAAGATTTATATAATTTAGCTCAATTTGATCTAATGCAAAAAAATGCTTTAAAAAAATCAAATTTAATTTTTGAACAACAACTAAAAGAAAAAAGGCAATCAGATCCAGCATTTATAGAACAACAAAAAATTGAAGAAGCTGCAAAAACCAGAAGAGATTTTCAACAAAAAGCTGGCGGTGGGGGTAGCGATTATAGTCCTCCAAGTAAACCTTCTTCTTCTTCAAGTAGCGGTGGAGGCGGTGGTGGCCGAGATATGGGTGCAAGTGCTTCAAGATCAGCTGCTGCTACAAGATCAAAAGACTTAGGCTCTATGAGAGGTGGAGTAGGACGATAATGCCTAAATCAACTAAAAATTTAGCCTTGCAAAAAATAGAATCACACGAAAAACTTTGTCGTATTATGCAAAAACAAACACATGAAAAAATAGAAAAATTAGAAACTTCTATTGAACGAATTGAAAGAATTTTGATTGGTTGCGCTGGTGCTTTACTTATAGGCATGGGTGGTGTTATAACTGCATTAGTATTTAAACTTTAATTTTTGGGCGGTTTTAGATAGTTCGCTATCGGGATTATTATAGTGGGGACTATAATACTTGAAATTTAGAAAGAATACATTATATTAATAGTAGGTCGCTTTAGGAGGGCCTATACATAAACTGTCTAACATGGAGGTTAATATGACAAATCTAAGTACATTCCTAAATAACGCAATCGGTTTTGAAGATATGTTTGATAGATTCAACTATCTTACATCAATCAATTCTGGTTTCCCACACTACAACATAAGAAAAGCATCTGAAGGTAAGTATGTTATTGAACTTGCTTTAGCAGGATACAAAAAAGATGAAGTATCCGTTGAAGTAAAAGATAACGTATTAATCATAGAAGGTAAATCAAAAGAAGATTTATCTAATTATGTACATCAGGGTATTGCTAAGAGGTCCTTTAAAAGACAATTTCAATTAGCAGATTATGTTGAATGTAAAGGTGGTAAATTAGAAGATGGTATGCTCAATGTTGAATTAGAGTATAATCCGCCAGAATCTAAAAAACCAAAACAAATAAAGATTGATTAAATCCAATCTTTTAGATCTTCGCCCATGATCTCGTTAGCAATATTTATTTTACTACGAAGAGCTTTGACAATTCTATCATCAACAGTATCTTCACAAATAATGTCAATGTAGGTCATGGGTTTTTCTTGTCCAATACGATCTATTCTTGCTTCAGACTGTTGACGTTTTTCTAAATCATAACCATTAGAAAAATAAATCATTGTACTTGCTGCAGTCAATGTGATACCATAACCGCCCGTATGTGTGGTTCCTACAAAAAATCTACACTTGTCATCTGTTTGAAACTTCTTTATATTAATTGACCTTTGATCTTGATCAGTTTCTCCAAAATAATCTACAACAGAATCTTCTCCATAAACTCTTTTAATTTCTTCAATGATTCTTTTTACGTCATGAGTATAGTGTGACCAAATTACGGCTTTGTTATGTACGTTCTCTAATATATCCATTAATTCAGTTAATCGATTACATGGCAAATTTTTTATAACTCCATCATCTGATGTAAAGTGACCGCAAGTAATTTGATGAAGTCGCATTAATTGCGTCATCACAGTTGCCGAAGAAAGAATCTTTCCATCAAGATAAGCTATGGCTTCTTCTTTCATTTGTTTATAAACTTTTTTCTGTTCTTTAGTTAATTCAACAACATGTTTCAAAAAAGTTTTTGGTGGTAAATCTAAACAATCATCTTTTAAAATTCTTTTAGAGAATGGTTGAATCTTTTCAGACAGTTCTCCAAGATTCCTGTAGCCTACTATTATTTCAATTTGTCTACCTTGTACTTGTATTTTTCTGGTTACTGCATAACGAGCTTTGAATGTCCAATAAGAAGTATGCCCCAGGAGCCAGGGATCAAGGAATTCACATTGGCTAAATAAATCTAATGGAGATTTAGTTACAGGGGAACCTGTTAAAATTCTTCTATACTTAGCCATTTCTCTTAAAGCTAAAATACTTTTAGTTCTTTTTGTAGTAGGTGTTTTTATAGTTGTAGATTCATCAATTGCAATCATTGCATTATGTGCAGATAAAAATTTATATGCAAATGCAGGCCCATCGTTAGATGAAAATGCTTCTACATTCATTAACAAAATATGAAATTCACTTCCTGTTTTAAACAAAGAATTTAGAATTGTTTTTTGTTTTTGTGATTTATCCGATGTTTTCCACAAAACTAATTTTTTAAAAATATGGTTAGGTAAGTGCGTTGGAATTTCTGAGTCATACCAGTTCTTATATACACCCTTAGGTGCAATAATTAATAGCCCATTTATCTTACCTTTATCATAAAGCATAGCAGCATTGTCCAAAAGAACTTTAGATTTACCTGTACCCATTTCCATAAAATAGGCAAAGTTTTCTTTATCCCAAGACTCTTGCAATGCATCCAATTGATGCTTATATGGTTGTGTTTTAAATTTATAATTAATCATATTATATACCTTTACATTACTTTCTGATGGTATATATATGAATGGAAAGAAAAAAAGTCAATGGCAAAAGTTTATTTAGTACAAGAAATACCTAACGATAAAATAACGGGAGAACCTAAGTTTGATTTAACTCCTGCTATCAAATATGGCGAAATTAAGACAATGTTTCCACGTTTAAAACAAATGCAATTTTCACCAGGTCCACTTATTATTGAAATAAAAAATAGTTTAAGAGAATTTACATCTGAAGATTTTTTACTACTCTATGGCGATCCAGCTCTAATTGGAGTTGTATGTGCTGTAGCAAGTGATGTAACTAATGGTAAATTTAAATTATTAAAATGGGACAGAATACAATCTGCATATTTTCCAATTGAGATTAATTTGTTTCAAAAATAGTATTGACAAAAATAAAATAGTTTCTATATTAGAAACGATGAAAGTTAAACTGAAAGTAAAAGGAGTAATATATGGTTAGTCTACGTGACGATGCACCCGATCAACTTACAGCGGTTGATCCAACAGAATTATCTGAAGCAATAGAAAAATTAACTTCTATTGGTGCTCAGGTTTTAGCAACAGAAACAAAATTAAAAGAATTAAAAGAACAGGAAAAGTATATAAATAATTTTACTATTCCTGAAATAATGAATAAACTAAATTTAAGTACAGTTACATTAAGAGATGGTTCAGAACTGTCTGTTAAAAAAGTGTACAGCGCTTCAATTAAAGCTGATAAAAAAGCCGAAGCGATACAATGGCTTCGAAACAATGGCTTAGGTGATATTGTGAAAAATGAAATCACAGTTAACTTTGGTCAAGGCGAAGAAAACAAGGCTATGGCTTATGCTACCCTTGCACGGGGTCAAGGTTATGAACCTTCTCAAAAAGAGGCGGTTCATGCCATGACTCTAAAAGTAACCATGGAAGATTGGAAGAACAAAGGTAATGTTGTTCCTGAAGATCTTTTTTGGACGTTTGATGGAAATCAAACAAAAATAAAAACTAAAAAATAACTAATAACAAATAACTAATAGGTATATATATGTCAAATAATACAGAAATGGTTAAAAAGAATAGTGCAGGTGCGCTATCACCAATCAATCTAAGAGCTGATTCAGGTAAAGGAACAGAAGAAATTAAGGCGAGTGATACATCAACTCCGATCTTAAAAATTCTTCACCAACTTTCTCCTGAATGTAATGAAAGAAACGCTAAATATGTTACAGGTGCACAACCTGGAATGATATATTCTAGTAGTTTCGGTTCTTTAATTAGTGGAGATAAAGGACTTGATATAGTCATTTGTCACTCACAAACTAGATTCCCTGAATGGCAAGAAAGAGGAGACAGTGCAGCAGCACCAGTCGGTACTCATGTAGAGCCGCCAAAAGATGCAGTGGAAGAAAGAAATGGTAGATACAGATTATCAAATGGTAATTACTGTGAAAAAACCATGTATTTCTATGTACTTGCATTAATTAATGGTGAAACTAGAAGAGCTGTAATAACCATGAGATCATCTAATTTAACTCCAGGTAGAGAATTAAATAATTTAATTCAAAACTTAAGAGCAACAGATGAACAAGGTTCATTTAGACCTGCGGCATACTCAGCTATCTTTAATCTTAAAACAGTTGGAAAAAACTGGGGAGATAAAAGTTGGCATGTTTACAAACCATCAAAGGTAAGAATGTTAGACTTATCAGATAAAAATGATTTGGCTATTTATGACACAGCTAAAAAACTTCAAGAAGAAGCTTTTACTGGTAATACAAAACCTAAGTACGAAAAAACTGAGTCTTCTCAAAAAGAAGATATTATTTAGTTTCCCTCTTAGGGATGCTGGCCAAGCAGAGGCGCTGAAGGGAGACTGGAGGCGCCTTAAAAATAAGGATAGGTATGAAAGATTTTATAAAATACTTTACAGGGTTAACAAGAAATTATGGTGTCTGTAAAACAGACGAAGGTTATGTAGATGCAGAAACAGGAAAGAAAAAATTTAAACACGAATGGTCACAAACAAAAATTACAGATCAAGATTATGAAGACCATATTAAAGGAATTAAATCAATTGGAATTCAACCTTGCACAGATGAATCTACAGCAAGGTTTGGTGCAATTGATGTAGACAAATATCCTATTGATAGAGAATTTTATTTAAAAACAATACAAGAAAAAAATTTACCTTTAATTCCTGTCCTGTCCAAAAGTGGTGGACTACATTTATATGTGTTCACCACTGAATTTGTTAAAGCAATTGAGATAAGACAATTTTTAGAACAGATGCTTTATGTATTTAAACTGTCTATTCAAACAGAAGTATTTCCAAAACAAACAAGTTTACAATCTTCAGATGGAGGTAAAACAAATGGTAACTTTATAAATTTACCATACAATGGCGATGATCGAAGAGCTTTATCTCCTGATGGAACTGAAATGTCGTTAGATATGTTTTTAAAATGTATTGAATTAAATTCAGTTACAAAAAAACAATTAAAAGACATACAAGACAATATTATTTACGAAGAAATAAAAGGCAGTGGAGAAGAATTTAAAGACGGTCCACCTTGTTTGGGTATTTTAACAAAAGATATTATGGAAGATAATAGAGATCGATTCTTATATAACTACATGGTTTTTGCTAAGAAAAAATATCCAGATGATTGGAAAGGTAAAATTGTAGAAGCTGCAAGAAATTATTTTAAATTTGATTCTAAATGGACAGATGATCATGTGAAATTTAAAATCAAAGGTTGGGACAATGAAAAAACAAAAGGTTATCAATGTACTGGAGAACTATTAAAACCACATTGTCTTAAATCCGTTTGTGTTAAAAGAAAACATGGAGTTTTATCAGACAAGAAAGAAACATGGCCTAGGATGTTTGCTTTACAAAAAATAAATTATAAACCAACTCCAGAATGGAAATTTACTGTTGAAAACCCAAACGGGCAAACAGCACAAATACATGCTAAAGACATATATAAATTAGAGAGTCAAAAGGCATTAAGAGCATTATTAATGGAACAGGCATTTATCACACCACCTAATATAAAAGGTAATGAGTTTTTAGAAGTGATGTCTGTACTATTTGATAAAGAAAAAGTAGAAATAATAGAACCTGCAGAAGGTACAAGTCCTAGAGATATATTATTAAAGTATCTACAAAAATACATTTATGGGCCAAAAGCAACTACTTATAAATCTTTTGAAAGTGGTAAACCTTTATTAAATGATAAGTATGCGTGGTTTGTATATGATGAATTTTATTCAGATTTAAAAACTAAAGAATGGAAAATAGATCCACAAAGAACTTCTTACATGATAAAAGAATTATTTGAATCTGAAGAACCTCAAGAAAAAGAAAAGAAAGCTTTGTTTAATACATTAAAAAGATTTCCTGGTAAGGATAAAGATAATAATTATTTTCCTCCAATAAAAGTTTTGAGAGTTCCATTATATTTATTTGAAGAAAGAAAAAATGTTAATGAAATTTTAGACTATGAAGATGAAGAGGATATTATTTAATGATCTATAAATTATATGGTCCACCAGGAACAGGTAAAACATATAGACTAATTAATAGAGCAAAAGCATATGTTCGAATTGGAACTCCATTAGATAAAATAGGATACTTTGCTTTTACTAAAAAAGCTGCAGCAGTTGCTATTACGAGAATGCCCGCTTCTCCTAAAAAATTAATTTATTTTCAAACCCTACATTCATTTGCATTTAATCTATTAAAAAATGAAAGCGATAAAGAAGTTATGCAACCTTACCATTATGAAAAATTTGGTAAAAAATTAAATATCAAAGTTAAATATTACGATCGATATAATAAAGAAGAATCCTCCTATCTAACATGTGATAATGAATATTTTCAAATATTACATAGAGCTATTAATAGATGTGTAGATGTAGAAGAAGAATTTAACAGAGGAGAACATAACACTGATGAAATTTATTTAGACACTTTGCAACACATTGCAGATAATTATGTTGAATATAAAAAGAAGAAAAAGTTAATGGATTTTAATGATATGATTCAACTTCTATTAGATAAGAAAGATAAAATTCCAAAATTTAAAGCAGTCTTTATTGACGAAGCTCAAGATTTATCTCCATTACAATGGAAACTTTACGATCAATTAAAAGAAAAATCTGAAGATATTTATTTAGCAGGAGACGATGATCAAGCTATCTTTGCCTGGGCGGGAGCTGATGTTAAAAGATTTATAGAAGAACCTGCAAAAGAAAAAGTATTGAAGTATTCAAAAAGAATACCTAAATCAGTTCAAGAACAATCTGAAACATGTATTGAAAACATACAGGGAATTAGAAAAATAAAAAAATATTATTCAAGAGACTATGGAGGCATATGTGAAGAAGTAGCTAATTTAGATCAAATAGATTTATCTAAAGGGGAATGGTTAATATTAACTAGAACAGTTTCAAGACTATTAAAAATAGAAAAAGATTTACGAAGAAAAAATTTATATTTTGAAAGTAATAGAGGTAAAAGTATTAGTGTTTCTTTGAAAAAAGCCATTAAAAACTATGAACTTTTACAACAAAACGTACCTTTGGAAGATAAATATATTAAGGAAATAAAAGAATATGCTGGCACAGAGGAATTAGATTTAAATAAAAATTGGTATGATGCTTTTCAAAATGTTGTTCAAGAAGATAAAGATTATTTATTGGCTTTGCTAGAAGCAAAAGAAGATTTAGATGCTAAAGCTCGAATATGGACTTCCACTATTCATGCTTTCAAAGGTGGGGAAAAACAAAACGTTATTCTTTGTTTAGATATGGGAAAGAAAATATTAAAAGCTATCAAAAGAAGTCAAGACAAAGAAGATGAAGAGCATCGAGTTTGGTATGTTGGAATAACTCGTGCAAAAAATAATCTATATAAACTTAAAGCTAAAATAGAAACGAAAGGATATAAGCTATGACTAATAAAGATATATTTAAAGACGCATTTCCACAAGGTAAACAGATTGGCGGAAGTCACTATAAAGACTTTTACATTCAACCTTATGAATTTATTTCAAAAAATGATCTTTCTTTTTTTCAAGGAAATGTTATTAAATATGTGTGTCGTTATAAAAATAAAAATGGCATACAAGATTTAGAAAAGATAATTCATTATTGTGAATTAGAAATTAAAAAGATGAAAGATATGGGTAACAAGAAATGAATGTTTACACGGAACTAATGGGTTTATGTATTTTAACAATTTATTTATTTGATTTAATATGAGTTGGCAAGATTTTAAAGAAAAAGGCAGAATTGTAGAAGAAAATTTTGCTAAACATTTAGAGAATCCTGTTTGGGCTAACAAACAACAGGATATGTTTGAGCATTGGGATCTTCAAGGGACCTTTAAAGGTAAACTATTAAAGTTTGATGTTAAAGGTATGAAGAAAAAAAATAGGTTTGATAATAAATTTCAAGATGATATTGCTTGGATTGAAG